ACGTAGGGGCAACTTTGCTCTTACCGTGGAGGCTCAAATGAAATTAAGACTTTTACAGTCCATGGCTGGGATCGACTTTAGCCACAACGTTGGTGACGTCATCGAAGTTAACGATGCAGCTGCAATTGAACGTTATGTCGAGCGCGGCATCGCAGAGATTGTTGAACCTGCGAAAAAAGAAAAAGCCATCAAGAAAACGACTAAAAAAGAAACTGCCACAAAGGCGTAATCAATGCCCACCTTATCGCTACAACACCGCGTGCAGCGGGTCACAGCTCCAACAGCTGATCCCGTTTCTGTTGCTGAGGCCAAAAGCCATTTGCGTATTGAACATTCCGACGATGACTTGTTGATCTATCGTTTGATCGAGACGGCAGTCGCTTATGTCGATGTGTGTGGTGCGTTAGGCAAAGCCATGATTACACAAACCTGGGCGGAGTGGTTTGCACCTAATCCTTCTGAACTCGTGCTTTCGCTTGGTCCAGTGCAGTCCGTGAGCAGCATAAGTTATTACGACACAGACAACGCGATGCAAACTGCAACCCTATCCGACTTTTATGTGCTAGGCCCATCAACGCGAACAGTTATAAAGCCAAAGCCAGGTTACGCATGGCCAACAACATTTACGCGCGATGACGCTATCAAGGTCGAATACGTTATTGGATACGGTGACAGCTACACAGATGTGCCTTCCACTGTGCGCCATGCGATCTTAATGCTTGTTTCGCATTACTATGAAAACCGCGAAAATGAACTGATCGGCACAATTAGCAAAACAATCCCATTTGGGTTTGAAGCGTTGATCGACAGCGAACGGGCAAGTTTCTATGGCTAGGGCAGGTGCATTCCGCGAACGTGTGACGTTTCAGCGGATGGCTTCGACGACAGATGATTACGGAAACGTTACGGCTGCGTCATGGACAAACATCACGACCCGCAATGCAGAATTTACGGAGCGCACTGGTTTTCAAGATGATCAGCAGGGCGCGCTGCAGGATGTTGCAATTGCCCGCATGAAAGTCCGCTCTGACACTACGATAAAAACAATTACAGTCGCTAATCGCGTATCTGCTCGTGGTACTTTTTGGGCAATTAAATCGATTGCGACCGCCACACCGAAGGGCGACATTTTAGAGTTTGTGCTTGAGAAGGGCGTCGCCACATGAAGGTCAATAGCAAGGGCGTGGCGCGCGCTTTCAAGGAACTTCCGCGCAAGCAGCGTGGTTACATGTTTAAGGCTATTCGCAAATCCGTAAATGAAGGCGTTCGACTTGCTAAAACAATGGCACCGAAAGACACAGGCGATCTGGCTCAAGGTATTCACGCCAAGTACGAAGTCGAAAGTAATGCGCTCGTTGGTTCAGTTGAAGCAGCTGCCTCAGATGCTGAAAGTCAGATCAAGGCTCTATCGGTTGAGTTTGGACGTCAGTATACGCGCAAACGCCGCCAGCCTGCTCGCACTGGAAACAAGTTTACTGGCAAGACATCGCCAAACCCGTTCATGCGGCGAACACAATCGATCATCGGTCCTAAACATCTGGGACGCGTAAAGCGCGCTCTGAACAAGGCTGCAAAAGAGGTTGGTCTAAAATGAGCAATGGTTTTGCGCTGGAACTGCAGAAAGGTGTGCGCGCCACTCTCGCTGCAAATAGTGGTGTCACGAACCTAGTTTCGACGCGCATTTATGATGAGCCACCGACACCTGTGACTTATCCGTTCATTCGGTTTGGAAACATCACGCCAAGTGCGGATGACACGGATGGCAACATCGGTGCAGAAGTCAGTTTTGAAATTGAGGCATTTACCCAGTCAACAGGGCGGGTTGAGGCCACGCAAATCGCTGAAGCAGTCCGTGCGGCACTTCACCGATCAGAAAGCAGCGTAACGCTTACAGGGTTTTACCTGATCGAGATGCGCTGCGAAAATTACGTTGTCACACGGAATGCAGACGAACGAGGTCACAAGGCCAGCGTCATCCTGACGGCAATGTTGGAAACCGCCTAAGTCGAAAGGAACGAACATGGCTAAACAACTAGGACGCGCCTTGCTTCTCAAAATTGGGGATGGCGGCGGCAGTGAGGTATTTTCAGCATTGGCTGGGATTAACTCAAAAACGCTTACAATTAACAACTCGGCAATAGACGTAACAACGCCTGATGCATCATCGCCTGGCGGTGTTTTGTTTTCGGCATCGTTGAACGGATTGAAGTCAGTATCGGTATCTGGCGATGGTGTATTTTTGGATGAAACAGCAGAGGCACGGCTAAACACAGTGGCTATGCAGGCTGATCCAGTTGCCAACTTTGAGATCGTTGTCCCCGACTTCGGCACTTACGCTGGTGAGTTTCGCGTGACTTCACTTGAGTTTGGGGGTGAGACAGAGGGCGGCGTCACATTCTCGACAAGTTTGGAAAGCAACGGGACTGTCACGTTCACTGCTGCCTAGTGTGCAACATATTTCATCAGCCGCAAAAATTGTCGCTTAAATTTTCCGCAGAACGAAGCGAAGCCGAAAGTACGCAGTGACATATCTTGCATGATGCAAATCAAAATGCCCACCTAGACACAGGTTAGCAATTTCCCTGTTAACTCATCTCCGATCAGCCGCTTTTAGTCCAGGCGGTTTATCAAACTCTCATTGGACACCTCCTAAGTCCAAACTCATTAAGCCACTGCTTTCTCCTGTAGGCAGTGGCTTTTTTCATGGAAGCAAACTTACATGGCAATTACAGCAACCGCACCGCGCGGCGGCATCGTCGAAGAGATCGACGGGGTCACCTACACGCTCCTGTTACGTTGTCGTGAAATAGAACGCTTTGAGGACATGCATCGGGGGATATTTGATGTTTGGGAAGGGTTCTTTGGTCGCGCGAATAAGCCTACGTCGAAAGAGGTACGAGACATCATTGCTCTTGCTTTGGTTGGTGGCGGTAAGAAAGACGCGGACGCTGATAGGCTGGTTGAGAATGCAACGCCAGCAGACTTATTTCGGTTCTATCAAATTTCTCAAGCGGTTCTTGGCGTAGCGTTTATGCCTGACGCTTTTGACGAAGCGGAACTCAAAAAAAAAGACAAACAAGCGGAAGCGGACCAAGAAAACTTGATGTCCGACAGCTCATTTCAAATGCAATCATAACTGGGCTAAAACCTGAAGAGGTCAGGGACTTGATCCCGCGCGATGTCTTCTTGGTGTTTGAAGGTTGGCAAAAAGCGCACAGCCCACAAAAGCCTGGTGCAAAGGCTCCCACGTTAGATGAGGCCAAGGAATTGGCTGCGAGGTATGGATAATGGCGATCACAGCGCAGGAACTAAACATTATCCTATCAGCGCGCGATAAGCAGTTTACTCGCGCTATGGACCGTGCACAGCGCCGCGTTGAACGGTTCTCCGCAAAGTCACAGAAAGATTTAAGCCGCACAACGAAAGCGTTTAACAGCATGGGTCGGGCGGCACGTGCTTTGACACCCATTCTTGCTGGTTTGGTTTCTGTGCAGGCGGTCAGATCATCTGCTGACTTCGCAGTCCAAATTGGTCGCCTGTCACAAGTTGCCAATGCCAGCACAACAGAATTTCAGAAATTTGCGCAAGCTGCGCGCACTGTTGGCGTAGAGCAAGACAAGGTCGCTGACATTCTGAAAGACGTCAATGATCGCGTAGGTGACTTTCTGGCCACTGGCGGTGGTCCAATGAAAGACTTCTTTGAGAACGTCGCGCCGCTGGTTGGTGTTACCGCTGATCAGTTCCGAAACCTATCTGGACCACAAGCCTTACAGCTATACGTGGACACGCTGCAAAAGGCAGGGGCAAGCCAGCAAGATTTTACTTTCTATCTTGAGGCAATGGCTTCAGATACAACGGCGTTGCTACCTTTGCTGAAGGACCAAGGACGTGTAATGAACCAACTTGGCACTGAAGCCGAGCGCACAGGTAGGATCATTAACGAAGATGCGATCACAGCGGCTGTTGAATACACCAACAAAGCGCAAGCATTAAACGATACGCTGAAAGTTCAGCTTCTCGAAACCATCTACAGTCTAGAAGATGAGCTGATCGTTCTTAAACAATTCGTCACAGATTATGGCCTGCCAGCGTTTGAGGCTCTAGTGCAAGCTGCCTCTGCCAGCGCAGGCATGATCAATACTGTTGTTGAGGCTATCCAAAAACTTAAAAATATGGGTGCGGAAGTCTTATCCAATACTGTTGAAGATGACGTGAAGGATATGCAGGATAGGATCGATCACTTAATTGAACGTCGAGCCTATTTCCAACAGCGCCTCGCGGAAACTCTAGATGGCCGCGATCCTTCCTTGCTAGATGAAAAAGATTTAAAAAGGGTCGAGGCGTACACCGCCAAGATTGGCCTGCTTAATCAAGACATCATGATGCTCAATATTGCGCTGGAAGCTGCCAAAAAAGAATTGGAAGGCGTGAATGATGAGTTGGACAACAACTCACCGCCGCTAAAAAGCACGGTTATCGAAGGCAATGCTACAGGCACGACGAATAATCTACCGCGCGGCCTGCCAAGCCCGTCTGACATTAAAGCGTCCACAGAAGAATTTAAACTTATGGGCGAGGCTATGGATGATCTGGATAGCATCGCCAGCACATTAGAGCGTTCGCTAGAAGATGTGTTTATGTCAGCCATTGATGGTGCAGATAGTTTTAAAGACGCAGTACGACAAACGGCCATTGCCGTTATTCGCGAATTGTACCGCGTGCTTGTTGTGCAGCAGATGGTGAACGCAGCGATGGGCTTGTTTGGGGTTTCGCCAGCACCCACACCAAGTCCAACGGGTAATGCTGCTGGTGGTGCAGTCTATCCTGGGCAAGCCACTGTTGTTGGGGAGCACGGCCGTGAACTGTTCGTGCCTTCTTCTGCTGGTCGCATCTTGTCAGTTCCACAAGCGAAAGCTGCTGTTGGCGGTTCGGGTGCGGGTATTGTGGTGCATCAAAATATCAATTTATCGACTGGCGTTTCACAAACTGTGCGGGCTGAGGTGCAGCAAATGCTACCCAAACTGACCGAGGCTACAAAGGCAGCGGTTGCTGATGCCGCAAGGCGTGGTGGTCCATATGCAAAGGCGTTCACCTAATGGCAATTAGTTACCCACTCAGCTTTCCAAACGACACTTCAATCCGCTCGATTGATTTAACAACGCGCAATGCAATTGCCGTTTCGCGCTCGCCCTTCACATATGCTGAGCAAATTCACAGCTACAGCGGTCAACAATGGGAAGCGGTGGTCACGCTCAAACCTATGGTGCGTTCAGACGCTGAGGCATGGTTGTCGTTTCTTGTTAGTTTGCGCGGCCAATACGGTACCTTTTTGCTAGGTGACCCTGGCGGGTACTCCTTGCAGTCGTCTGCAGCGCCCAGCAGTGCGACAATCACAGGATCAGCTGGTAGCGGTTCGCTTTCGGTAACAATGACAGGAACGCTTACAGCGGGCGATTACATTCAGATTGGGAGTTCCAGTAGTGCAACTTTGCACAAGGTTTTGGAAACCAGAGAGGATAGTGGGACGCTAGAGGTTTGGCCATTTCTGCGCGTTAATCACAACAGTGCAACTAGTCTTGTTTTAACAAACCCGAGAGGCCGCTTTCGTCTCGCCAGTAATGAAACGAACTGGTCGCTGAATGAGCTGCGCCACTACGGAATTACCTTTGCAGCAATGGAGGTCATCTAATGTCGAGAACCATCGACAGCGGTTTGCTGACTGCGCTGCAGGGGCTTTCCATTGATCCGTATTTCGCGTGCGAGTTCATGTTTGACAGTGGCGCGGTACGGCTTTGGACTGGGCTTGGCGATAAAGACATTACTGTCAGGGGTGCATCGCAAACGTTCACAGGGTCTGGTAATCTACTAACGATCTCTGGCTTAGAAGAAATTGGCGATTTAAGCGCAAAAAGCGTGACGGTTAAACTCAGTGGTTTGCCGACAAATATTGTGTCGCTCGCTTTGGCTGAAAATTATCAGCGTCGCCGAGCCAGCATATATTTTGGTGAACTATCGCAATCTGCAGTCGTCGAAGTATTTTCTGGCAAAATGAACACAATGCGATTGGTTGATGAAGTTGAGGCCAGCGAGGTCGAGGTCACAATCGAAAGCAAGCTGGTCGAATTAGCGCGGGCGTCAAACTACCGCTATACCAATGACAGTCACCTGGCGCGTCAGCCTGGCGATACGTTTTTTAGTTATGTTCAAAGCATCCAAGATGTGAGTGTGCCGTGGGGCCGCAAGACAGGCTGAATG